TTCCCCACGGCTTTGAGAGTTGCAAATGCCATAGAAGTTCAATTTGTGGCTGGCTATGCAGATGCAAATTCTGTTCCAGATCCAATAAAAGTTGCTCTATTTCAGATCGTTGCTTTTCTCTATGAGCAAAGAGGGGATGGAATTGATTATCTTCAACAGCGAGAGGGCATCCCAAATACAGTCAGAACACTTCTATCACCTTATATAGTTTATTCTGGTCTAGGTTCTTCAAAATTTCTACAATTAGGATAATGGCTGGAATTGGTAAATTACGACATGAAATCACCATACAACAACAAGGATCTTCTAGAGATGCTGGTGGTGGAATAAGTTCAGGTTTTACCACATTAGCTACAGTTTTTGCAAACATAACACCAAAGAGCGGCAAAGAACTATATAAACAGGGAAAATTAGTTGGCAGTATTAGCCATGAAATCATAATTAGACATAGAACAGATATATCTACAAAGAATAGAATTAGTTTTGATAGTAGATTATTCAATATTAGATCAGTATTAGATATTGATGAAAGAGGCCGTTTTCTGAAACTTCAATGTGAGGAAGGAGTGGCAACATGAGTTTCAAATTTGATATGAAAGACTTTTCTAAAAAATTGAATAAACGATTAGAAAGAAACAAAGTAAAACAAATTATTACTGAGTCAACTTTATTAGTAGCTGATACAGCAAAAAGAAGTATTCAAGCTGGGGGCAAAGGAATTGAATATCAGAAATACAATCCACGAAGAACGCATAGAGCATCAGCAGAAGGAGATCCACCAGCAACTGATACAGGTTTTTTGGTCAAAAATATATCAATGGAAATTAAAACGGAGAAAAATGCCGTGATAGGACAAATACGCAGTTCAGCACCTTATTCAAAACATTTAGAATTCGGTACAGTTAATATCATGCCAAGACCATTTATGCAACCAGCTTTGGAAAAAAATAAAGCTAAAATAAAAAGAAAATTTAATCAAGGAATATTAGATAAATGAGTATTGGACAATTTCAATTACAATCAGCTATCTATTCAACTTTAAATGGCGATAATAATTTGACAAATACTTTGGGTGCTGGAGTTTATGATGAAGTATTAGAAGATGCTACTTATCCTTTTGTTTCTTTAGGTGAAGAAACTGCTATTGACTACAGCACAAAAGATTTACAGGGTGGAGAGTTCACAATTAATATTCATGTTTGGTCTCAATATAAAGGGGCAAAACAAGCAAAAGAAATTATGGACAGAATACATACATTACTTCACAATAGTAGTCTTAGTGTATCAGGATTTAATCTTATTAATTTAAGATTTGAATTCGCAGATATACTTCGTGATCCAGATGGTGTTACAAGGCATGGAGTTATGCGATTTCGTGCTATTATATTAGGAACAAATTAATTTTTAAATTTTAGGAGAAAATTATGGCAGCACAACGAGGAGCAGCTTTATTACTTAAAATGGATATAAGTGGCACCATGACTACTATAGGTGGCTTGAGGTCAACTTCCATAAATATAAATGATGAAGCCGTTGATATAACTAACAAAGACTCAGGAAGTTCAAGAACACTTCTTCCACAAGGCGGAATATTATCAATGAGTATTTCTGCTTCAGGAGTTTTTACTGATTCAACAGCAGAACAGACTTTAAGAAGTAAAGTTCATCAATCTACTTTTGAAAGCTACAATCTAATAGTCCCTGATCTTGGTACTTATGCTGGACAGTTTATGATTGAATCTTTAAGTTTCAGTGGTGAGTTTAATGGAGAAGTAACTTTTGATTTAAGTCTCCAAAGTTCAGGCCCAATTACATTTAGCGCAGCTTAGGAGTAATTCATGGCTTTAGAAGAAGTAACAATAAAACTAAATAAAAAGGATGTTGAAGCAATCGTCAATGATGGGAAAATATTAAGTTTCCCAAAAAAACTTTCTAAAAATGCTGTAGTTGAATTACATGGTTCAGCTGTAAATTTAGAAAATGCACATTATGATGAAAGAGACAACATAACTTATATAAATCTTGCAGAAGCAAGTCCAAATGAAGAAGGAGTTGAAGATGACAACGAACAAGTTGAAGGGTGAGTTTTTACTTACAATAGCAGGTAAAGATTACAAGGCAAGATTAAATATAGATGCTATTATGCGTATTGAGCAAGCTTGTGGAAAAAGTGTTATCAAGCTTGCTCAAGATATGAGCATGAATCAAGGTATTTTAGTCAGTGATATTCTAGTTGTTTTATACAACGGTCTTAGAGGTGGAGGTAACGATCTCAACGAAATCCAAGTAAAAAATATTATTGGTGATTCTTATATTGAATCTCTTACAGCAGTAGCCAATCTTCTTAGTTATTCCCTAGCTGGAAATTCAGATGAAGAAACAGAAGGAAGTCCTGAAAAAAAAACGGAATAGTTGTGGAAAAACTTCCAATAACAAGATTTTTTCAAATTTGTGTTGGAATGATTGGTATTTCTATCAGCGAATTTTGGGATTTATCTCTTGTTGAAATCTATAATGCAATTGAAGGATTCAAAGAATTCAATTCTACAGAAGCAAATGTAGATCCTTTAACTAAAACAGAATTAACAGAACTTATGGAGTTATACCCAGACTAATGGCTACAACAGTTGATGAACTGCTAATAAGAATAAAAGCAGATACAAAAGAATTAGAAAAAAAACTAAGAGATGCTCAAGGTTCACTCCAAACTACAGGCAGAACTGGAGTTGCGGCTTTTGGAGGAGCAGGACTAGCTGGAGCATTATCAAAAACAAGTAAAATAGCAGTAGGAGCAACTGCTGCTATTGTTGGTCTTGGAGTAGCCGTAGGCAGTGTAGCTAGAGTAGGTGCTGGCTTTGAAGATTTAAAAGATTCTTTGAATACTGTTTTTGGGAGTATTGAAGCTGGTGATCGTGCTATGCAACAAGTTTTTGAATTTGCACAAACAACTCCATTTCAAATTGAAGATGCAACTAAAGCTTTTATTCAACTTAAATCAGCAGGTATTGAACCAAATATGGATATGCTTCAAACATTTGCTGATGTGGCTTCAACTTCAATAGATCAATTAGGTGCTTTTGAAACAATGATTAGGATTGTTCAAAGGTCAGCCGCTGGAGGAATGGGTTTAGAGGAAATCAATCAATTAGATGATAGAGGTATTCCAGCTACAAAAATTCTTACTGAACAATTAGGAGTGAGTAGATTAGAACTTTCTGAATTTGGAAAGACGGCTGAAGGTGCTGCCGAAATGGTAAGAATTTTAATAGCTGGTTTACAAGAAAAATTTGGTGGAGCGATGGAATCTAAAATGGATAATTTATCTACTAAAACTTCTAATATGACTATAGCTTTTAAACAATTAGCAGATACTATTTTTAAATCAGGTTTAGATTCTTTACTCAAAGGCTTAGTTGATAGATTAACAGGTATGGCTAATGCTGCTGCTCAATTAATTAGAACAATTACTGGACAAGCTACAGCCCAAGATATCACAGGTGAAACTGATCCAGTAAGACAATTAGCGGCTTTAAGAGCATTAAGAGAAGAAGAAATAAAAAGATTTGAAATTGTAAAACAAAGAAATTTAGCTTCTAAATTAACAGGCGAAGTTGGGCCTTTTGAACAATCAAAACATGATAAAGAAATGCAAAAACTAAATGATATGATTGAATTAGTAAAAGAATTCAATCTTGTTATTACAGGTGGAGATAGTGGAGAGACAAAAACGCCACTTGCTCAAGAATTTATTGATTTCATGCCGACACTTGGAAAATTAATTGATGCAACAACGACCGAAGCTGAAAAATTGGAGGCTCAGTTAAACATGATTAACAAGATTATGGCTGATGAAGAAGTAATGGCTGCTCTCAAAGTTAATAAAGAAACACTTACAGAAATAGCTACAATATTACAAGATTCAATAGATGAAATAGGAGATACAGGAGAAGGAACAGGCAGTCAGCTAAAAGTATTAAATGAAGTCCTTCAAGATTCTGTAAATGCTTTTTCAAATGATTTCGTAAATGCAATTTTATCAGGCCAAAATGCTTTAAATTCGTTTAAAGATTTTTCAAGAAATTTAGTTTCACAAATTATTTCAACCTTTATGCAGTTAGGAGTTATCAACAAAATATTGAATAGTATTTTTGGAACGAATTTACAAACAGGAAGCTTTGGGCCTGGTGGTTTTAAATTAGATGATAATGCAGGCGGAGGTACCGTTCAAAGAGGAAGGGCTACTATTGTTGGTGAAAGAGGCCCTGAAATTTTT